GTTTTTCCATACCCGATTCTTCTATTATCTGGATTTTTCAATTTTCTGCCACATCTCAGGCAAAACTCATATTCTTTCTCCATAATCCCTCCTTAAAAGATTTTAGTTAACAAATTCTCCATGATAAACTCTTCATCTATCTTGCCGGTAACTATTGCCTGCTGAGATTCTTGACAATACTCAATTATATCCAGAAGTTCTCTGATACTTCTTTTATTGAGATGCTTCTTAGCGTTCATTATCTGCCAGGTAGTTAATCCGGTTGCTTTCTCCAAATTATTTCCTCGGTAACTCTGAACCTGGAGTAATGCTTTTGTATTGTTATAAAGAACCGATATCATTACCATCACTGCTTCTCCAACTGCCAGACACTGGTGATAAAGATTGAATGATAAGTTAACATCTGCATCAAGTATCGCATCTATAAAATCAAAGATTGCGTCTTTTGGTGGTTGATAGATTGTTCCTACTTTTAACAATCTTTCAAATGCTTGGTCGTATCTGGATTTATCCTCATACTTACTCTCTATCTCCCAAATATAATTTTTTATCTTATCAATCTCAAGTAAGCATCTACCATAATCGTATTCACATATCTCCATTAGCTTCTCACAGTTCTTATCTGACAAGCTAATTTCTTTCTGTATATATTTCTTGAGTATCTCAGGCTTTAAGGATCCAAATTCACAAATACTATCCTGATATGATTTATAAAACTTCAATCTCTTATCAACTGAAGTTAATATGAGTATGAGAATATTACTTCCGATAATACTATTCAGTTGGGTCTGTATCTTTTCATTCTGGATTATTTCCTTATCATCTCTCACTACGTAAAGATATGATTTCTTGATAAAAGAAGTATTATTTCGTTTTCCATAAATATCTGAAATAGAATCTATATATTTCAATTCCTTTCCGGATATTTTAGAAATCTGGTCTATATACAATCTCTGAATCTTCCATTCTGAACCTGAGAAGATATAAAAATTGTTAAAGGATTTATTCTTGATATGAGATTTGATTTCAGTTATCTCCATCTGGCAATCTCCTTATTTCCAGAATCCATTTATCAAATAACATTGCTCGGTTAATGGATTTAATTCTTAACAGATTCAAAAATGCTGAGGTAGTTCTTATTCTATCATACTGCTCATTATCCATCGATATACATTGAAATATTTTCCAGAATAATATTAAATCGTATCCTTCATCAGTATCTTTGAATCTTATCTTATCTGCTATCTTGAAGGCATTGGATCCACTCACAGTTGATATATTATCCGCTACTTTTCTAACATAATCATAAAACTCATCTGCCTTCATGGAATATAACAAATCTATTTCACCGGGAGTATCGCATATTCCACAGTATTGAAAAACTCCATATTTTTCTTCAGCGTATTTCATTAATTCATCCTGAGTATAATTATCACAATGATAAATCGTGCCTCGACTTCTGATAGTAGGAAGTGTATTATTTTCATCCTCCAAAGTCATAATGAAGTATGCTTTGTTAGGAGGTTCTTCAGTTACCTTGAGTAATGAATTTTGTGCCTGAGCAGACATCCCATCGGCATTAATTATATTATAAACTGATATGGTACTAACTTTATAAGATTCTTGAATTATCGTTCTGATAGTATCAACCTTTATATCGGTTATGTTAATGCAATTTGCTCCCAGATACTTAGCAATATGAATACCTATCTTATCACTCTCACTTCCTCGGCTTCCTATGATGATAGAAAATCGAGGAAATGAGTTTTCAGATAATTGTTTATCTATGATACTGAGTAAATTTTTCTGCCCTATCATTTGTTTTCTCCATACTGTAAAATGAACGCTGTCTCAATATCAAGCTTAGGACTGTTTGAATATTTGATATCCGAATTAAGTTTCAAGCAACAACTGAGTATCTCATAACAACGGTCAAACTCATTACTACCACAATCCTTAAGCCACTTCTCATAATTATCAAGCTTTGGAATATTGATATGTCTCCAATCACAGCCTATTGCATACTTCTGTATATCAAGTAAGAAGTGGGCGTACTGTTTGATGAACTGTTTTAAATCTTTACCGGCATTATGAATCTCCTCTACGATGGATATCATCGTTTTCTTAGTATCTGAATACATCAATGCATCGGTTAACTCAAACATGATATCATAATTCACAGTACCAAGTGCCTTAATGACATTTTCCAAAGTAAGTTCTTGTGAATAAGCAAAACACTTATCCATCAACGTGATTGCATCTCTCATACCACCATCGGCTATCTTGGCTATATATTCAAGTGCATCATACGAGAAATGTAAAAGGTCATCTATCTCCTTGCCTTGATTCTCTTCTACGATTATCCACTTAAGTCTATCCACAATACCTTTTTGACTTATACGCTGAAAATCATATCTCTGCACTCTTGAAAGAATTGTCTTAGGTATCTTCTGTGGGTCTGTGGTGCAGAATATGAAAATACTCTTTGCAGGTGGTTCCTCAATTAACTTGAGTATCGCATTCCAACCCTGAGTGGTTATCATATGGCACTCGTCTATAATGAATACTTTATATTCACTATTAAGACTCTTTGTCTGTGCTTGTGCTATCAAATCTCTCATATCATCAACTGAGTTATTTGATGCGGCATCGAGTTCAATAGGATTTCCTTCTCCGTGATTTATCTCATTAGCGAAGATACGAGCACTGGTTGTTTTACCCGTGCCAGCTCCTCCTACAAAGAGATAGCAATGCTGAATCTGATTTGACTCAAGTTGCTGTGTCAAAATAACCTTAATACCATCTTGCTCGGTCACATCATCAAAAGTCTTGGGTCGGTACTTGATTGCTAATGCCTGCGCCATCACTTTCCCTCCACCTGCTGAATACTTCTCATATCAAGTCGATATCTGGCATATCTGGTAGGCTCACCATATCGGTTAACTCCTTCCTCATCGATAGTTACGATATTATAACCTTTATTCTTCAAACGAAATATCACATCAGCAAGTCTCGTTGCTCCAAACTTCTTAAATGCTTCCATGCTGGTAATTGAATGGTCCGGGCATTCCTTCATATAAGATAAAATTCTTGATGTCTGAGTCATAATTTAATCCTCCTTCTCAGTTAAATTGCTAAGTGCTTCTTTTACCTGTTTAGTCTTCATCATGTTTCTTGCTACTTCTGCAACAGCAAGTGATATAATCTCATCACCATGCTCCTTGATATATTCTTTAATCTCATTCTGAAACATTTCAGTCAGATGTACCGGTGAAGGATTTCTTTTATTCCCATATCTATCCTGACCATGTGAAAAATCCAAGATATCATCCTTAATCTGTTTTGCGGCAGATTCTTCACAAATCTTCTTAATCGCTTCATCATCAATACCAATTGCAAATTGTACGATATGCTCCATATTAATTCTCCTTACCGTTCATAATCATATCTGCGACCTTCTGCATTCTTGAATACTTCTCAATAAGTACCCAGATTTCTCTACCGATTATTGGAATCGTCATAATATATAGCGGGTCAACCTCAATATACTCTTTAACAAAATCACTATGTATTAACTCTGCCAAAACATTCTTAACGAATTCCTCCTCGGTAAAACTAACCGTTATTCTTTCATCAGTCATACTTCCATGTCCTCCTTCTCGATATAATAAAGCTCATAAAATGAATCATACTTCAGTTCATAATCTCCAATAAACTTATCCTTAATTTCCTGAGTGGATCCATCAACCTTCATCTTGAAATACTTATTAGGACTCTTCTCACTTCCTTTGGAAAGCTTCATTCCCTGGCCAGCAGGAGCAGTTCTGAAAAGTATTCGATTCTTATATATTGCAATTTCAATGCAATCTCCAAAGAGTCCCCAAACATCATTTCTGAATGTGAAACTCAGTCCGGCAAAAGGTGTCTTATTATAAGTGATGCAGTTGATTGAAATGTCAGACATAGCTCGGTGGTAATTCTTCTTACCTGCAACCCTATTAATCCAATCAAACTTCTCATCCTGGGCCTTCTTAACTTCTAACTTCTTACTATTCTCACTCATTGCTATTTTCCTCCGTTAAATAGTTAACTAATTGTTTAAAAAGTTTTTCATCTATGATGTAATATCTCTTTGCATCTCCAAAATCAAAGGATAAGGCTGAATAACTCTTTCCCATTGCGAATGCCTCCTCTCTATTCTTGATTAACCATTCCTTCTTGATACTGAAAGATGCTTTTTCTTTCTCACAGGTTTTACATTCAATTAAAAAATTATCGGTAAATACATCTCCTTTCTGAAAAGTAGTTGCTCCACTATTTGCTGTTCTCTTTCCGCCTATTGCTTTAGCAACTGCTTTCTCTTGTTTCTTTGAATAAAACCTGGTAGGTCTGTTCATAATCCTCCTTTCAAGTGATTTTAGTGGGTTATATGATGGTCAATCATCATAAATATAATATGTTACATTTAAGGTAAAATCAATAGTTTTAAAAGATTTCTATGAGTTCTTCAAACCCACGATTTACCATATCATTCAGGTCTTTAACCCCAGTAGGAAATATGTATTCAGTGATGAGTTTATTAGTGATGTTTTTATGGATCCTTTTTCGGGCTTTCATTCCGGCCTCATCACTATCGGTTGCTAGGATTAATTTCCTACATGGTAATTCTCTGAGTTGTTTAAATTGTAATTCATTACCCAGACCATTCAAAGCAATCGCAGGTCTTCCAAATTGCCAGGCAGTTAATGCATCAATCATGGATTCACATACGATAACTTCTTTTGGAAAATCCTCCTGCTGATATAATTCATATAATCCATAAAGTGGTTTCTCTACTCCTCTGGGATAGTTGAAGAATTTGGATTTAACATTTCTTCGAGCAATAAAAAGGGTATTGCCATCAATATCACGCACAGGAAAGGTAATACAATCAGTATCTTTATCATAACCAAGGTCAAAGAGTTCAATAATCTTCTCATCTGTTATTCCTCTTTTCTTCCAATATGGATGGTAATATCGGTACTTATCTAACTCTTCTTCGTTGATATAACCAGTATTAATAGTATTACCAATCCTAGTATCAAATCTCCTGCTCGTCCCACGTCGAAAGTCCAGTTCAACATCTTTCCTTTCCTCCACTTCTACGGTTGCAAAATTTTTAACTAACCATTTATATCCAAATGCTCCAAAAGCATCCTCATAATGACCAAAACAATGTGAGATTACTTCAGGCAGTGAATGAGTTTCTTGACAAGCAAAGCAATGAAAAGTGCCATCACTCTTTCTAATACCAGCACTGGGTCTTCTTTCTTGACCATTTCCATGATAAGGACATTGAATCATTATATCCTTTGGAGTATCAATCGTCTTTTGTATCAAAGGTATATCATTCAATTTTAACTGTGATTGTAATTCGGTTATGATATCGGATAAATCACAATTAAATTGAGTTCCATTAATAATCAAAATAAATCCTCCTTACTTTCTTCTTTCTTCTCCCTTTTACGAGGAGTTTCAGATTTACTCCTTTCAGTTCTGGATACATCGGTAGTAGTGATATGAGTAAACTCTCCGATATTAGCATTCCATTTATAACTGAGTTTCTTACCTACCAGACCATTCCTCTGCTTCTTTATCTGCATGAGCAGGTCACCATCTTTATTCTGTCTCAGAGCAATTACTTTACTGGCATTAAAGCTTATACCATCTGAATCTCTCATACTATCGAGTTCCGGAAGGTCATCTGAATCATTATCCACCACACCATTTCTATTTGCCTGAACTACAGTTAATACTGGTATTCCCATCTCGATTGAAAGTCCCATTAAATCCTCACTGAGGTTTGTTAATGAGGTATTTTTATTATCTGTTTTCTTTCCTCTTTCATCTGAGAGATAAGTGATACCATCAATTGCTATTGCCTGTAAATTATATTTCTTTATCCAGTTTCTCAATTTGGTAATAGTAATCCTTCTATCAAAATCAGAAGGAGTAGCAACTATAAATTTATTCTTCCTCTGAGAGAGTTCATCAATATATTTCTTATACAGGTCATTATCCACATCATCATTACCCCACATAAGACCTTTATTATCAACATGGGCATGAAGAGTATCAAATCTATAACCTACACTACTCGGTCCCATCTCAGGTGATATATACCCGACATTAAAACCTATCTCCCAGATATGAGTTGCTATCTTTTCAAGTATCCATGATTTACCTTGATTAGTTCTGGCAAATATAACGAAAAATTCTTCTTGTCTTTGGATCCCATGAATCAAATCATCAAGCTCTGGAAAGCCGGTGGTAAAGAACCATTCATCCTGATGCTCTTTACGGTCTATAAACTCATTATATCGAGTGATAGCGTCTGCTACTATATCGATACCTCCGAGATTATAATTTGGATTAAGTTCTTTAGTCGCATGAATCATATATTCAGCGGCCGCGTTTGCATCAGTCTTTAATAATTCTGCGATATGCTGAACTATAGGAACTGATTTGTAATATAAATACTCTTCTCTGACCGTATCTATGAGATATCGGTCACTCTCATTAACTTCAAGAATCTCATCCTCCGGAAACTTGGAAAGAAAAGTAGAAGTATCAGGTGTATTACCATATTCCTTATAATGGTTAACTATAAAATTAAATTCATCAATATACTCGGTAAAATATTCCTCAGTTAACTGATTATCTTCTATGATATCAATATTTCCAGAGGCCATACATTTGCAAAGAATCTGTAATGCCACCATTATCTCATATCCACCCCTTTCAATTCGATTATTTCACTATTATTATAAACTCTACTCGCAAGTCTCGGACCAAATAATTCCTCAAGCTGTTCATACTCAGTTATATTTGAGGTAAATATATTTGATTTCTCTGCCATCATACGTTTATTGATGATATTAAAGAGTTGAGTATAATCATACTGAGATATTCCGGATATTGCGATATCATCAAATATCACCAGGTCAACATTCTCTAAATTATCCAGATATTTCCTCGGAAGTGGATTATTAAAATCCTTTAATCTGAGAAGCAGGTCAGTTGTATTCACAAACATTCCTAAAAGATTCTCATAATTACCAATTGCCCTTTGATGGAAATAGGTATGAAGCATTCGTATTGCCCAACTTGTTTTTCCATTTCCCGGTTGCTCACTGCAGATATATAGATTCTCATGATTATCCACAAATTCGGTAATATCTTTTCTGATTTCAGATAATCGTTTATATGCCTTCCTATCCACTCCGTTGATACTCTCTATAATAACCATTTTAATAGGTTTCTGTTGAGCAGGATATAAACCGCTATTATCCATCTGCCATTTCATCTGAATATATTTAACGCATTTATCACAATCATCATCACATACATTCAGATACCAGCAATCAGTATTTCTCTGCTCGGTCATTCTTTATATCCTCCTTAAGTTGTTTTTTCTGGTCATCGGTCATTCTATTAGCAGTTCTTCCCATATCAGAGGATATTCTGTTAATCTTTCTATGACCTCCGTATTTACCTTCCAGAATATTGATAAATTTATCTTCTCTCAAAATAAAATCTAAATCAGCCTTCCATCCTCTATCATTCCTTCCCATTAAGAAATCAGATTCATTAGCAATATCAAATACCTGAGTAATTTCTTCAACTGAATATTTCTTGAGTAAGGATCCAATTGCCTTCTTTCTCTTATCAGTAAGTTTATATATCTTCGGTAGATTATTACAATGAAGATTATAAAGGTCTTTGATTTCCTCAACTTTTTGGGAATTATTAATATCTTTAGATATTAATAATTCTTTTTTCTTATTAATTTGATTATTATCTATATTAATAGATATGACTTTGTCATAGTCTGCCTCATACTTTTTATTAGTCTGCCTAATACTTTTTATTATGCAGATTTTCCTATGACGACCATCAAATGATAAAATTTTAATCATATTCAGGTCCTGAAGCTTACTAATTGCCTTACTTACCTTAGATTCACTACAATTACAAAATTCGGCAAAGTATTCATTACCGGCAGTACAATGATTTTCATTATCCAAACTATCTATTTCAGTATAAATGATTTTTTCGAGTAGAGTGAGTTCAGTATTTAACCATATTTCTTTCGGAATCCATATTCCTTTAAAATCTCTTTCCTCAGACATAAACTACTCCTTGATAAAAAATGAGCCTGTATAAAAGGAAGTGCAGTTCCTATTATACAAGCTCTGGTTTGACTTGAGATATGAGGTCTATATTGCAAGAGTTCTGCACAACTCAAGCCAACCTGTTTATAAAAGATTTCTCTTTTCAATCTTGATTATATTTCTCCAAAATTGAAAAGTAAAACTATTTTTCAACTAAATCATAAATATCTGCTATCTGATTATCCACCTCAAAATTTACCGCGTCCCAGAGGAGTTTTTTCTCTTCCTCGATATTTATGTCAACGCCCTCCGGAAACGACCTCTCCTCCGCGAATTCAACGGTATAGAACGTGCCATTAATCTGCTTACTGATTCTGCTCGTAGCTATTATCTTATTCGTGATAGCTTTGCTCTGATATGTAGCTTTCTTCTTTGCCGGCATTTTATTCTCCTTTCATTTTAGTGCATCTGAGAGTTTCTTTGATTTTAGGATCCCTACAGTTATCCATATCTGAGATTATATCTTCACTGAGTTTACCATTATAGATTAACTTTTCAAGGGCATCATAATCCACGTATTCCTTCTTCTTGACCACATTGATTTTATTCTGCTTACAAAATTCAATTAATCTATCTTCATCAAACTCATAAGTCGTGGATACGCTGAGTGAACATTTCCACCCATTAATCTCAATATCACTGTTTTCTCTTTTTACTCTCTTGATTTCAGTCTTAATCTGAGAGTTTAATTCTGATACCTTCTTTTTCAGAGTATTGCACTCGGTATTCACTTCTCCATAAAGAGGTATAAGTTCTTCAAGAGTTAACTGCTTTTCGATTTTTGTTCTTGCCATTTTTTGTACCTTCTCCTTTGTAAGCTCCCATCCTGCCACATCTACCAGGTATTATCTGGGATTTAAAATTGATAAGTTTCTCGATATCTTCCATTTTCCATAATCTGACGAATCCGGAAGATGTTACTACTTTTTTATAGGCAGGTATAAGTTTACTCATTTCATCTTTAGGATTCTCTTTCTTAAACTTATACCACCTATTCAAAGTTTGGGTACTGATACCTACCCTAAATGCTACTTCCTCTGCTTTCAAACCTTTCATTTCTTTTCTCTCCTTTTCTTATAATCTGCATCATCTCCTTTCGAGTGGTTATAGTGAGTGGTACTACTTAAATATATTATAATACATTTAATTATTAACTCAACAGATAATTCAGAATCTCAGAGGCATTTTCCTTATTCATCTTTCCATCAACTAATGCATCTGCCATCATTCCTTTTTTCTCGACAAGTTCATGGATCCTTTCATCAATGGTATCTTTACACATGAGAGTGTAAATCGTGATATTATTTTTCTGGCCGATTCTGTGACATCTATCTACGCACTGCTCTTTCAATGCCATATTCCAAGGCTCATCCATGAAGATTTCAACAGTGCCGGCAGTGAGAGTTAATCCAGTTCCCATAGCGCCTGAGGTTCCGATTATAATCTTGCATTTATCATCATTCTGAAAATGGTTAACCTCATCTTGTCTGGAAGTATCATCAGTCTGGCCGGTAATGATTGCTGGATGATATTTAGGATGTAATCTCTTATAAACTTCATCGGTCATCTGAGTCCAGTTGGAGAAGATTACAACCTTCTTACCATTCTGAATTGCTTCTTCAACGAGTTCTTCCATTCTATCCATCTTTGCTGATTCCTGAATAGTTGAAGAAAGAATTCCGGTATATCCGGTTGCCTGTCTCATTCTGATAAGTTCTGCCAGAGGATTCTGTGCCATCTTAATCTGGTCAATATTAGATTTGATATCCATCGTGACTTCATTGTAAATCTTCTTCTGCTTAGGAGTCATATCAACGTATTCATTGATATAAGTCTTCTCAGGCAGGTTAAGGACTTCCTCTTTCTTTCTTCTTAACATGATTTCATTGAGTCTTTCCTGAAGCTCATCAAGATTCTTATAACCTATAACTTCATATCCACCGTATCCGCCATATTCAGCGTAATGATGCTTGAATGAATTGAAAGCGTGCTTCTCATATCCGAGCCATTTCAGAATGATGAATAAATCAAAAGGCTGATTCATGAGAGGAGTTCCGGTCATTGCTATCATGGTCTCTGCCTGAAGTTTCAGAATACCTTTACCCTGGTCACTCTGAGGATTCTTCGCTTTGTGACATTCATCAAATGCTATCATGCCGATTAATCCGCAATCACATGCCTCTTTCAAGGCCTTAGCAATTGCTTCATCTCTGAGGGATTCAATATTCGTGATGATGAAATAACTCTTGTTACCATGAAGGTTAACTATATCATTGTATTTATCTTGATTACTTCCGATAGTAATCTTACCTCTTTGGATCCTCTGGCCGAGTATGAATGCTTCTTCATTAGAATGAGTATAAACCTCATTTCTCCAGTTCCATTTCAGACCGTTAACTCCGCAGATTATAAGGCAGTGCTTATATCCTTTCTGAAGTTTCTTAGCACATGCGATATCGATTACCTGCTTGGTCTTGCCAAGTCCCATCTCATCTCCGAGAAGCCATCTATCATTCGTTAACCCGAAGTTAAAACCGGCTATCTGATGCTCATAGGGATTAGTCTTGAATTCAAATCCGGAAGGAATCTCTGCCTTGGGCTTTTCTACCGGGATATATTCTCCGGTAATCTTGATATCAGTAAAAGGTACCTGGGAGATAAAATCTCCCAGTTTATTGAAAGGAACTTCCCATTTCTTCTCATCTGCATACCAGAACTTGCTCGGAAATTCTCTGATTACGTTAACTATCTTCATATCAAAATCGAAAGTGATATAAAGTGAATATTCACCGTTCAGCTTATTGGACTTATCGATATTAATGTTAACCATTTTCTCACCTCCTCAATTCAATCCCAGAATCCATTTTAATTCAGCTATTCTTCTGCGAGTATAAGAAGCATCTTTCTTAAATCCATCTCTCTGGAGCTTCCAGAACTTATCTGATTTATCCATCTGATAATACTCGTCATACTTCTTGATATCTGCTCTGAGATTCTTGAGCTGGTTCTGAAGTGATGATATCTCCGCTTTAATCTGCTCCTCAAATTCAATCTGTTCGGGACTCTTGCTGTTATCCACGAGCTTCTTTCCGTACTCATAAATCTCCTGCTTGCTCATCTGGCTATTCATGTACATGATTTCCAGATTCTTGTATACCTGGTAATTATGGTCATTTTCTCTGCATCCGGTCCCTTCAATAAATTCGCTGTATAACATATTCAATCCTCCTTTTTGTGAGTTTTTCGAGTTGGATAAACCTAACGGTCTATCATAAATATAATATATCACATTTAATCGAAAGTCAACATAAAAATAAGAGGCCGCAAAGCCTCTTATTTAGTGAGTTTCTCGTAAATTTTCGTAATTTCTTTTCTTATATAAAGGCGTTCTTTGTTCATATCAGTTCCAGAATATAGAGAGTTAATAAATTCTGAGATTTCCTGACATAAAAGATTCAGATTCTGGATAACTTCTACTTCATTTGCCTGGCCGAGTTGATATTTTCGTTTGGATCCGCAGTAAACTTGGTAAGATGGTAAGATATCTCTTAATTCATCTTCTATACCGTCTGAGGTCGATTTTAAGCCCGCTTTCATATGGTC